CCTCAAACTCAATAAGTTGTGGTGTTTTTGCTAACGCTTGCCTAAAGGTTTCTTTGTCTACCTCTTGGTATGGCGCTTGCACATAGCTATGGTCTGAGTGTGGTAAAAAACTAATACCACTAATTTCATCAAAGTGCTTGTAAACCCAAGCACCTACCTCTAGCCACTCAGAATCACGCACCGATATTGTAACGCTTGGCTTGTGTTCACAAAAGTGCCTTTGGTATATTAACCACGTGTTAAGTTCTTCAATAGCTGTCCTATCATCCCTCGTAATAGATCCTTTAGGTGCTTTAATTGGAAAGCTAAACACAGCGGTAGTGAGAGGGTGGTATGTCTCATCTTCAACAGCCACACCTTTTTCTTTAAGGAACTCATATAAAGCGTCTTTCTTATCAATTCGAACAGTTCGAATGTAATAATTAGAATGCCTACTATGAATTCCAGAAGCGCTATCGACCAACTGGCTAACAGTACCACTAGGCTTAATACAAGTAATACTGGCAGACTCAGGTACATCAAGAACCTTGGCATACTTTTTGTTAGTCTTTCTTGCTTCATCTCTTAACTCCTCTAGGTATGTAGGGTCTGGGTTAGCCATAAACTTATTGTCCATAATCCCAGTTAACGATACACCAAGCAATCTTTCCTCGGTTGTGTTCTTATGCCACTCAGCTGATAAGAATTGAAACTTATCAAGCGTTGATTGGAACGTACCAAGTATTGTTGCTATTCTTACCTTTTCTTTTAGCGTATCTTTTGTGTCATCTACCCTAACTACAACCTCAGTTAAATTACAAAATTGCTTATCCCTGAGTATGATTTCAGAGCAAGGGTTTGTTCCATAGTTTAAAGTAGGGTCACGCCTACCCCATTTGTTGGCTTGCTTTTGTGATGCTACCCTGTTAAAGATACCACGCTCACCTGACTTAGACTTAATAAGTGATACCCACTCATCTAAAAACGTTTCCATGTCTGGCGTTTCGGTATAAGAGACGCTATTGTTAGCCAATGCACGCCAAGGTGTTTGGTCTGGGTCATACCAATTACCCATCTTAGCTTCACGCATACGTTTATCACTAAGGTTAGATAATGATATAAGCGCTGACCTTCTAACACCACCTACTACTACAATGTCACCAATCATACATGTAATGTCATGCACCTCTAATGAGTTAAGCTTGCGCCCTCTAGCATTAAGAAAGGTTTCGGTTGTAAAATCAAACAGCCTCTTTAACGGGTCTGGACCACTAGCTCTACCACCAAAAGTTTTTAACCTTTCACCAGCGGGTCTAATACGTGAGTAATCAATGGTCGGTATGTCACCTTCCCATAAACTAGATAGAAGTTTTTTAAACGCCTTCGCCCACCCAAGTTTGCTGTCGCCAACAACAATAGTATCATCACAAGGATTAATACTTTCTGGCACTTGTGGTAGTTTGTCAATTTCTTGTCGCTCACAACTAAAGCCTACTCCTGTTCCGTTCATTAAAATGTATAAGCACTCACTAAAAGCACGTTTATTGTTCATAGCTAGGTAACTACAGTTGTAAGCTGATATATTATCTCGCTCACAAGCTTCCCCAGCTGTCATTAACAACCTCATACTTGGCATTACTTTTAAGTTTAATACAGCGTCATGTATTTTATCTATGTCTTTACCTAACGCTGGTGCATGCTTACGTATAAAATTTGTTAACCTTGTAACTGTTTCCTCCCATGTTTCTCTACGATTAAGTTCTGGCATAAACCGAGCGTATCGGCTTACATGTATAAAGCGTTGGTAATTGTCCAAATTTGTTCCTTGTTCCATAATTTCTCCTTGTTAAGATAAGTCTGCTATAAATGATTTCCATCTGTTGTTTACTTTTTTCCAGCCCTCTACAAGCAAAACGTAATCAGCATCTCTAAGGTGCGGTGTACAGTCTGCGTTTGTAATTTTATCAATACGGGCATTCATATTTCCGTAGGTTGTTACTTGTATTAAATGAGTTTCGCCAGTTATAGATATACCCATAATATCAAAGTTCCATAAGTCTTGGCGAATGCGAGCAAAAGGATTCCACCTTTCAACTACTTTAATCATTCCTTCCTTGTAATCCCCACTTTCTTTCATGCGCTTTAAAGTTCTCTGCGTTGGTGAAATAGCCATCATGCGTCTCCTGTTTCATCAATAAACCTGTCAGGGTCTTTAGGGTTGTGTGGCTTTGGTGGTTTAGCTTTGGTAGCTACACCACTAGGTAGCTCATTGCCATAATCATCCTCAGTCCTACCACCCCAATCATTTAACGCAGATTCAATAGCTTCTTCTTTTTTCTTTAGTTTTTCAAATTGGTCATCATTTGGATGTCCAGAAAAAATACTATTCCATGCTTTTTCTAACTCCGCATCACTAATATTTTGTGGTCTACGTCCGCTACCCTTTCCCATTTTCTTCCTCCTCTTTTTGTTTTAACCAAATTGCATCACCTATTGCATCTACATCTGGTTCATAAGTTTCTTTTGGTTCTGGTGGGTTCATATCTCTTTCCATTATTTTACTCCTCTGTAAATTTAGGTTTTTGTACTCCAACAAAACCACATGATTGTTTATCTGTTGGCTCAAAGTCAAATGATGAATCACTGTTAAAGCCTATTGGCATATATATGTAATCCTGATTTTGACACATCATGATTTTAGCATCGGTGCAGTTGTCGTTGTAATACTTCATGGCGTGATCGCAATTTATGAAATGAGATATATAAGTTAGATCATCGTAGCTATCGCTATAACTGACTGCCATGACGAAGTTGCCTACACCTACCTTACTACCTTTTTCATCTGCTATTAACGCTGAAGCAAACACACCATAAAAAGCTATTATTAGTGCTACTACTACAAGTTGAATTATAGTAGTGTTAGTTACATTCTTTAGCTCTCTACGCCTTTTACGCTCTGCCTTTTGCTTTATTTTCCATATCTTTATCCTTTCTTGCTCTCTTTTGTAATTCATGAAAGCCTTATTTTTGTAACCTAAGTAGCTCATTTTTTACCCCCCTCTAATTCAATTAACATTTCTATATAATGCCTTGCCTTTTGTAAGTCTTGCAATCCATTCTTATCCTTATAACGAGTAACGTATTTAATAACATTACCTTGTAAGTAAGACAGATTGTTTTTGTTAATGTATTCAACAGGCTGTATAGCTAACTTACTATAATGGTCGCCACCTACCTGTTTCCTTAATGCACTGCCTTCATCATACTGATAACTCTCTAAGTCTATTTGCATATTTCCTCCTGTAATCGTTTATGTAATTCACGCTGTGTTCCATACCTTTCTTCCCAAATCTTTTTACCAATGGTATGTATGCCCATGCGACCTTGATGGTGATAGTGGCACAAAGGAATCATGTCTGTGTCCTTCATACCCATACCTGTTTTGTCTCTAATGTGATGTATGTTGCATGGCGGAAGGTCATCTACACCCTCATACCAGCGACACACTACACAACCAAATTCCACCATCTTTTGAAAATATAACTTTTGTGCTTTGGTAGCCATTAAACCACCTTTCCTATCCACCTATGGTTTTTAATGACCATTGGGTGTATGCGTGGTTGCCCATCTATAATTACTGCACTGCTACATATAAATCTGTCTTTAAAGTTTTTACTGTAGCCAAACGCTAAAGACTGTTGGTTAGTTAAACAACCTGTTTGCATAGCCCAGTTTAAATTATCTGGGTTGCTGTAATACTGTATGCTTGCCTTACTATGGTAATGACCTTGAACTGCGTGCATACCCATTTTCTGTGCTATCTGTAGAACGTTTGCACTCATGCCATGCGTAAAGAAACACCTAGAGCCATCGTTAAGACTAATGGTTAAGTCATCAACCCATTTCCAGCCTTTACCTACATCAAGAAATTCGTTGTAATGTTTTAGGTAGGCTTTAGGCAATCCATACTTTAAGGCACGCCTATAAACTAAACTGCTGTGGTTGCTGTCTAGTAAAGTCATGTCAGGGAATATACCTTCCAATTCTTTAACATATGTTTTAGCTAACCTTAACTCATCACCAGCACTAGGTAAGTCTGGGTTTGAGTCGTGCATACTAATTGCATGCTGGTCTAGCTCATCTCCCATATTAACTACCAAGTCAAAGCCTTTGTATTTTTTCTTTAGCGCTCTTAAAAACGCAAATGAGTCTTTGTGGTGGTAAGGTATATGTAAGTCACCTATTGCTAACACTTTTTTGTATTTCATAATTTCTCCTTAATAACCATGTTGTGTAATATCTAAAGTAAAGCCTAAGCTTACTGCAAACCTTTCAACGTTATTGCAGTATTCTATAAACTCTTTTATTGTGAGCTGTGATGTTGTAGGTATTACAACCATTTCATCTCCCAACATTTCCTGTTTGTAACTTAGGTACTTGTATTTCATCATTTGGTGCATTTCCTCAGGCTCGTAGCCTAAGAAAGAACCAAGCTCGTTGATTAGCCTCCAGTACCTTTTATTTTGAGCTGTACTGCGGTTTGACTTAAACTCCTCAACCTTAATATCCCACTGCTTGCTAAGGTCTAGCTCACCAAGATACCTTCTTGCGTGTTCCAACTCCTCTTCTGACGTCACTTTCAATTTTTTCATACCCGTTACTCCTAAATATTTTACCTTCTTTAGATGTAGCTTTAAACTCTACATCATCCCCAAACGCTTTCTTAATGTTTTTAATAAAGTCTTTAATCATCATTACCATTGCTCCGTATATTCAAGGGTTTTATGTTTGTAACCAAAACCCCATTTAGTTTCAGTACCTTGCCCATGTCGTTGTTTAAGTAAGTAAACAGAGCATGGTGATTGAGCCATAATCTTTTCATCCATACCACCTTCAGCCAACTCCCGTTCACGCTTTTTATTTCTGTGTACAGATATGACGTTGTCGACTAAATTCGTAATATCCGAACTGCCAGAAACGTCAAACTTAGAACTGCCATCATCTTCTGATGCTGTTTTTCTACTGTGTGCCACTAAGAATATATGTATTCCTAAGTCCCTAGCGCTTACACATAGCTGGTTAATAAAGTCTTTCTGTTTGGCGTAATCTTCTGATGGTATGCCACATTTCATCAGGCTGTCAATTACCATAAGCTTGACCCCTAACTTCTCTGCACAGTAATAAATGACTTCAAGCACTTTTTTAGATGTTGTTTCACCTTGTGGGTCATACATATAAAGTCTTCTTTCTAAGCCATTAATAAAGTCTTGTATGTATTCATCACTAGGCATAGCCTCACCTGTTTGCTGACACATCCTTCCCAAAGTTTGCTTGGGAAGCATTTCAAACGAAGCTATCATACTTTTCTGTTGTTGCAACAAATGCAACATAACATAGTTAAGCCATGCTGATTTGCCATGTCCTGAGTATCCAGTTACCAATGATACCTCACCACTTCTTACCCTGAAGTCTGTATGGGTTTTTTGAAATGGTAATGCCAAGCCACTTGTTAAGTCCTCATTAAAATAATCATTTACATCTTGCAAGTAATCTGATGGGCTTTTAATTTTTAAGTGTTCTTGGTTATCCCTTTTGTCCATATAACCAGATATTTCTTTGTCAGTTACAATTATGTCTTCAAGCGTCTGTGTTGCCATCACTCTCCTCCCTTGTTATTAGTTTTTTCTTTTGTTGTGCTACGTGCCTTAACTTCATTCTTGCCTTAATGCCTCTAGCCATTAGAAAAGATTTTACTTTTTTAGCTTGACCTTCATGTGGTGTTGCTAAATATACTTTTGGCTCTATGCTAATGTCATGTGCATCGTTGCCAGTTACTAACCATACCTGTAACCAAGGTTTGCTAAAGTCATTAACCCATTCAAATTCTTTCTCCATAACTTTCTCCTATTTAGTTTTTTTATAAGCATCCCTAACATTACCAACTGCTTTTAATAACCTGTCATGGTCTGTATCGTTAAGTGGTTTACCTTTTTTAATACTAGAGCTTGCTAAACCTATTATTAACACTTCATCCCGTAACATTTTTAATACTGCATAAGGGTTAAACCCTTGCTTTTCTGATTGATATAATTTGTTGTCAGGTAGTATATCTTTCCACTTTAAACCACTAGCGTCTAGAATAGACTTTATGTCACATCCAGCAAAACAATTCAGAAGTATTCTTCCCTCGTCTCCCTGTTTAATTCCTAACGAAGCGCTTTTGTCTTCGTGTGCTGGGCAACGACACGAATATTGTCCATTGCCCGACTCACGAACTCCATCAAAGTGGTTAGTAACCTGTTCTATTAAAATGGCACGTCCTCCCCCTCAACAGAAGCGTTAGGTAACCCAGTACCTTGCTTGTTAAGGGGTTCACTTGCTTGTCCACTTAAATATTTTAAGCCACTTTTACTTTCCCTAATCCAAGCACTTAACCTTAGCTCTTTACCGCCTTCCAAGGTTATTGTGCCAGTGTAATCAGGGCGCTTGGGATTGTCCTCTTTGTCCTGTTTGAATAGGGCAAAGGTGTTGGTGTTATCATAATCAGCCATTTTTATTTCCTCCATCTTTAATTTTAGTTATTAAGTCTTCTACTTCTATGTCAAACTTTCTTACTTCATCGGTTATTTGTGCAATAACCTCATCATCTCGCTCGACCCTAACCCATTTGAGTCTAAGCTCAGTTGGATAATCAGGGTGGTAACTTGCAAAATAACCATGTGTTGATTCAGTGCAAGCTATTTGCCATTGGACTTGGTACAGATACCTCTTGTCCATACCATCAGCCATAAGGTTTTTAGCGTGTGTTGTATGCGTAGGACATTTAATCTCCAATATAGCATTCTCACCTCGCAACAAACCATCTGGGCTGGCGCTTGTGTTTACAATATCAGGGTGGTCGTGTGAGCCTGATAAGGCAACTTCCTTTCCTGTAACTGCTTCAAACAACTTACGGGCATCTGGTTCTCTTTCTATGCCATCGTGCATTGCTCGATTCATAACTATTGAGCTAGCGCTAGTATTAGTAATTCTTTCTATTGCTAGTTCCATCCTGAGCCTAGTTTTATATGTTGACTCTCCATATTTAGTTTTTTTCATTAAATCGCCTAAGCGACTGGCGGTTATCTTTCCCAGTCGCACAGCGTGCCATTCTTCCGAACCCTGAATTAACTCCTCGTTACTCATAAGCTAAATTCCTCCTTTGTATTGTCTTGCGTATCTGCATCTTTAGTGTCATCTAATAGAAGCAAACCAGCAAGTGCATACTTACGAGCATACGAGCTACTTGAGCCAAAGCTTTGAGCTATGTCCATACCTTTGCGGTTTGGGTTAATACCAGCTTGTGCTTTAACACTAAGTGCTTCTGTTTCGCCAGCTTTAAATACTGCTACTGCCTCAACATAAGGTATGCCAGCAACCTCTTTTACTTCATCAGTAATTAAGATTGAAGCGTTGTGTTTTTTTAGTAAAGGCTTAACAGCCTCTAATATGTCCTCACAACTGCGGTAGTTATAGTTGCCAAAATTGTTACGTTGGTTTTTTGGCACATTGATTTCATTCTGTATTGCTATTAGCTCTTTCATACTGTATCTCCTTTATAATGTTGTTTAAGTAATTTATTACGCTCCGTTAAATCGCCATTCCAATCATAGCCATTTTTACGAAGCCATTGTTCACCATTAAGTACCCACATACTTTTATCATATGAAGATAATTCTTTCTCTACTTTCCAATACTTACCTTGGGTATCTCTAAGTAAAGTATCTAGCATTGGATAATATTGTGGTTGGCAATCAAACCCTTTAACCACTTCCATTATTCTTTTAAAGGTCATTCTTTTATCATCTTGTAATTGCTTACAATATAAAGCTAAACCTTCCTTTCTAGCTACTCTTCTTTTAGATGGGTACGCATCATGTATTTGATTATATTCATCTTGCCTTTTGTCTGAATCAATCATTTTGTCTAAACTGGATGTTTTACCACCTTGGCTAGATTTGTTTCTATGCAGTTTTGTTGCTTGCATGTCTGATGTAACCTTAATATTACTAATACTGTCATCATCATCGTAATCCCAAAACTCATCTATAATTTCCAAATACACACCAATTGGTATGTCTTTATTTCTTTTTAATAAACTTTCTAACTGACTTTGTGTTATTACACCTCTCTTTCTATGTGCTTCCCAAATCAACGTTAGAAAAGCATACTTATGTAATACACCTAAATGCACAGTGTCTGCAATAAATGATTCAATAAAGTGTGTGTAATAATACACAGTTGGTTCGTATTTCTTTTTCATAGTGCCTCCGTAGTTATTTATATTACTCTTAATATTACTATTACTATTACTATTAATGCTTAAAACTAAACTTCCCTTGCTACTGCTTGCGCCTGTGCTGAATGTCAACTCCCTCCTTTATGTAATGTTTTAAAATAGTTTCATGCTCTTGCGACATAAGAAACATAACTGATTCAATACCTAACGCATCTATTAATGCTTCAAACTCGTTTAAGGTTTCATGCGCCCATAAACTTTGGTCTGGCTGTGCGTTTGAATCATCAACTTGCTCAAATTCAATTTCATCATCTATCATAATTCCCCCTATCACCTCTAATGGTTCTTTCAGAAAAACTCGTGCAACCTATTGATTGCACAAGCCATTTTTGCAGTTTTTTCTGCGTCATTTTCAAGCTAATAACAGCCTGTGTTAGTACATATAATAAGCTCATCATCATATATAAAAGTTGGTGAGCCATCGTCTTTAGGTTTAACAAAGTACTCAATTTTAGTACCATCGTCACCACCTTTAACAACATAGCCAGCATCTTCAGCCCCGTATATATTTACCAACGAGCCATCATCTTTCCAAATACTTACCATGTCATCTGCTTTAGCTCTTTGTATCTGTAATGCGCAAAAAGCAAATACTGCAACAACTACTACTAATGCGTTTAATGGTTTCATTCTTCACCTCCATATCCTTCATTATTGTCATAAGAATCTAAGTTACTAACCTTAGTTCTTCCTTGTGCTTTATAGCCATGTAACTCATCGGCTAATACATGCTCTAGGTTATCACCATAAAAATACAATGGATCGCTAACCCAGTGTCCGCCAGTTTTCTTTGCATTGTTCCAGCTTTCGTCTTTACCTTTTTTAGAGGCGTGCATTATTTCTGCTTCTTGCACTTCCCTAAATAACTCCCAAAGCCTTGCAATACATTTTTCACGCTGGCGCTCTTGCTCAGCTACTTTACTTGGTGCAGTAACTGGGTAATCTTTGCCATTTTTAGATTTGTAAACATGAACATAGTTTTGTGCTTTTTCTACTAAGTTCATAAGCCTGTCCAAAGTTACCTTTGGTGGTTTATCTCTTCTTGACAAATAACTTGCTAACTCTTCACCCGTAATTATTAACCCATCTAAATAACCTCTTGAGTTAACTGACTTGCGGTATTTATTTTTAGCATTGTAATACTTAGCCATAATTCCTCCTTAGTCTTTATTATTAACAAATATTTTGACGCCATCTACATAAGTAGTGTTGCCAAAGTTTACATTACCATCCATTTCTTCTAAATCAGAGGTTGCCACTGTGTGTGCAACATCACCCTCATAGTTTAGCTTTGCTCCATAAAGTAACTTTTCATCAATGGTGAGGCTGTTAATTAATTCTGCCTTACGCTTTTCAGAAAGAAGTATATTCTTCATGGTTAATTCTTGAAGTGCTGTAATCATTACCATTCCTCCTTTTCTAGTTTGTTTCCATAGTCGGTGTATTCACCAAATAAGCCTTCGTTATAAAACCTTATATGTTCATACTTTTGAAAGTCAGTCATTGCATCTGCCATTTGTTGTGCAGTAGCATCAAACTCATATTTACTTTCAAAGCCAACTGCTGGGTCTGTGTAGTCTAAACCTTCTAACTCCACTACTGACCTTTTGCTTATTTCACCTGTTTCTAGTATTTCTGCTATTAGTATATTCATTGTACTCATTGTGTTGCTCCTTATTAAAAATATTTGTTGCCTAAGTAATCTTGCCAAGTCATTCCAAACACGTAACCTTTGCCTGTAATATTATCATTTATGCGCTTAAACACTCGCTCTGCATAATTTTCTGCTGTAGGGTATGGCGCATAAGGTGCTGGTCTATATTGCCCTAACATGCTTTGCCCTTTTCTAGCATTAACAAGCATAGTTACACGCTCAGCTAATGGTTTATCAAGCCAGTTAGTAGGTTGATACCAATTGCAAGTGTGTAGTGTGTTGCTGTATGGGGCTTGCTTTACTAAACCCCAATCAGGTTTGTATGGTTTTTTGTGGTAGCTTCGCTCAGCACTACACCAAGCAAAGCTTCCACCCAATACAATCAATGCGCACCTACACGAGCTTCATACTTAGCCAACTCAGGTGAGTCTGTTTTACTGGTGGTGCAGTAACCGAACATATTCATTAGCCCCCAGCCTTGCACTGTAGAACACCAGCCTCGGTTGTGTTGCTGAAATATGCTTGGCTTTTTACATTTACTACATTTTTTTATTACCCTCATATTAAACCTCCTATTTTATCGAATGGTGTAATTGCAACTGTAAAAACTACAGTCCAGATTATAAACACAACTGCAATATCTTTCCAGTTAGTTTTTTCCATTGAGCTTCTCCTTTTGTTTATCGTACATAATATTGTTGCGTGAATTAATTTTACGATCCTTACCACGCCAATCAAGTTTGTACTCTGTTCCGGTGTCTGGTAACAGCCCAGCCATTCTATCTATTTGCCTTGCTATTGTATCGCTACAACCTCTGTAGTAATTTGCATCTTTTAGTAATCTTTTATAAGCCATGTGTTTCTCCTAAGTAGTTATAAATTGTGGTACTGCACGCTTAGTCCAAGTATGCAAGTGTTGCTTTGCAATGCGGTAATAGTTGCGGTAAGCAATAATGCTATCACAGCACTTAAACTCATCTGGCATTGCTTGGGGCATGCGTGTCATTTGTCCAACAGGTATATTTTTTGGTGGCGTTTTAAGTAGCTCACGCAACTTAGTATCAGTTAAGTGAACCTTGCCATACCTGTAAGTGTATTCATCACACAAAGCTGTAAACATACGATACACAAATTTGTAGTTGCTATCTGTGTAGCGCACATACTTTGCTGATGGGTGGTTTTTGTGTGTTGCTCTGTATAGACGATCGTCAACATCATCATCTAGTAAACGATGTGCAGTGCAAAGCAGTTGCGAGTATTCTAAAATCATTTTAACAACATGCTTGTCTGTATGATATTGAGCAGAAGTTACACAGTCTTTATCTAAGTAAAATATGTTCATAATTTCTCCTTGTTATTTACAAACCGATAGACTAAAAAAAGCCAGCCACCCGTTAAGGTGACCGGCTAATTTTAATCAATAGTGCATTTATACTCTTTTAACTCAAACATTGCTTCTTTGAAGTTAGCATACTCTTTTCTCTTACCGCTAGTAAATAACGCATAGCTAGCTTTAGAGTTACCTAAACCCCAAGTAAAGTATCTGTTTCTTCTTGCTACTTTTTTTCTATAGTTCATAAAAGCTCCCGTAAATTAAATTAATTGTTCTTTAGCGGTTGCATTGTTTCTTACTACCCTTGCTTTTAATACAGCTTCTCTTGCGTTCTTTGAGTTTCCGCTGTTTTTTGTTTCACCTTTTCTGTTTCTTCTTGCTTTTGATTTTCTGTAGTTCATAAATGCTCCTATGTTGGTGGATAGTGTAGGAATCGAACCTACTCACCCAGAGGGAGTGGATTTACAGTCCACCGCAACTCTCCTACTTTGCCGACTATCCGTTATTGGTGGAGTAGAGGGGAATCGAACCCCTGTCCAGAGCGCTAAATTAATGTTACGCTCTGTCGAAACCAAAACTACCCCAAGTCTCTTATATCATTGATTGCCTTAACAACCGCTTCTTTTATTACACCTTCAGTAAGCGCTGTATCATCTACTGCAACAGTAGATTCATTATCCCAGTAAGAAAAATAGTTTATTGCGCTGTCATACGAACCATTATTTTTAGCAATAGCTATTCTTTCTTTGGTTAATGCTTCTAAGTAATCCCATTTTTTATCAATGGCTATCTTTTCTGCTTCAGTTACTTCTACGTATGTACCGTTTTCAGTTTGTATTGTTGTCATAATATTTCTCCTTAGTTATAATCAATTTCAGTTTTTACTATTGTTAGTGCATCAGGAAAGTAAGATACTATTTCCTCTGCGCTTTCTTTCTTTACATATACTCCATAAACTTCGTTGCCATCCATAACAACATATGCAGTATGTATTTCTGGTAATTTAAAACAACTGTCCATAACGATTCTCCTTAAAGTTAATATAGCACTTTTAGATATAAGTAGGAATTGAACCTACACTGCTTATTATGAAAGTTGCAACTAACATAATTTGCTGTTCTCGGTTTGTCTATTTATACATAGTGATAGATTCACCTCGCCTATTGTTGTTATTCAACGATGACTCGCTTTCCCGTAAAATATATAATTTTCACATTATATGCGCTAGTACTTTTTCGACTAGCTAACCACTTTAGCTTTAGACTTGCCCCACAGTGAGGGACAAGGGGGATATTCGCCCCCCTAACAAACCATCAAATTGCAATCATCAGGTTTGCCTGTCAACATAGTGTCGGTAGAATAACGCCTCAGGGTTTCCCCTTAAACTATTATATCTAGAAGTGCTATATGTTCTCATCAGCATTGTATTAAACAATGGACACCCTATACACATTAGGGAAACTAGGGTGTTTCGAACTTTACTAGAACAGCGACCAGAGTTACATCAAGGAAGCTCATCAACTGAGGGGTCGGGGATATGTATTACCCCAACGCAACAGGTCTGTTCTCATCAGCAAGGTAATGAACCTTGGACACTGCAATCATAGCCCTAACTTCTTGGCATATGCAGTGTTTCGAACTTATATTGCCCAGTCGTCTGCTGGTCTTGCTACAACTACTGGTATTCCGTTGTTGTATGTTGCTTTCATTGCTACTTTCCATGCGTTTACGTGTGCGTTCATAGTTATTACTCCTTTTAGTTAGTGGGGTATCTCTACCCCTTACAGATCATGCTCAATACGAAGGGAGTGCCTAAGATACTAGGCAATCCAAACAATGTTACCGTTCTTATCAATATAATAAGTAGTATAAGTCATAATAATCTCCTTTTAGTTAATTAGGTAGGAATCATAGCCCAAGCTTCTTGGCATATCCTATCCTCTTCAGATCATACTCAATAGGAAGGGAGTAGCAGTATTGCTACCCACCTTGAACTCTCATTACTGTTACTGTATAAAACTGAACACTATCATCATCATACTTTTCCCACTCTTCAATGGAAATTTGTGCTGATTTTAGTGAGCTATGCACATCTAATATTGCTGATGTGCCATCGTTTCTTGTTTCTTCTACTATCCATACTTTATTCATAATGTTTCTCCTTTATTGTTATCCCTTACAGATCATACTCAATAGGAAGGGAGTAGGTTTAACCCCCATAGTGTCCTGAGTAAGTCCAATAAGATAAGGGGCTTACTTGTTCTTTTAGTTCATGTACAGTTATTTCATATTTTCCGTCACTGAGTAACTCTACAGATACACTGTAGTCATCAGCTGGGTATTTTGCAGAATTTTGCTTTATAAGTTTATAGGCTTTATCTGCAATACTTTGTAGTTTTAGCTTTTGTATTTCTTGTTTTTCTTTTAGTATTTTTGCTGTTTTATCACCTATTACTTTACCTTTAATTACTTTGTATGTTTTTTTCATTTTATTGCTCCTTTTGTTATTGCTTACATATCATGCTCAACAAGAAGGGAGTAGACTAAAAAACCCCAATTAAGGGGTTTCTGTAAAGAAGTGGTCTGTCAGCCATCTTTGAGGGTTAAGGTAGGGTAGCATGCCAAGATTCGGTCTCGGGGCTTAAAATGCGTCGAGGCGAATATCAGCTAAAATACGCCCAGTGTTTATAAGGGTTTCAAAGCACTAGAATAAACACCCTAATTGCTAATTGTTTTAAATGTTTTGCAAGTTTCTACCTTACTTACTAACCCGTTATTATCTGTTGTAGTTACTGTTTCGCATACTTGCTGTGTAATAGTTGGTTTATTTTCTTCTTCATTAAGGGATAGTGGGTCATATGCGTCACCCACTACTGTCCCAGTTAAAGCACCACTTATATATAAAAGTGTCGCTATTTCCATTTATTATCCTTATTTTTTGTGTGGTTCGTTTAAAACCCAGTGTTTAAATTTGTAAAAAGCGTGTTCCAAGTATGTTTCCCATACCCACAATGCTACTGCACCCGAGAGTAGCCACTGCCAAGCTGGTGCTGATACTGTCCATAATGTTTCCATAAAATAGTTCCTATTTAGTTAAAGCTCCCTACTCCACGCTAGTCTTGCAGTGTTAATAAGCCACTTGTTGCAGTTCCAGCGTATTTCTGTAACGCTTCCCTTAATCCAGCCCTTGAGCCACTAGTTCTAATGTAATTGTTAGCAAATTTAAGGACTGCTGGGTTGTAAGCTAATTCAGCTCCAACATAAGGTAGTATTAATGCTGGGCTAACAGCTCCAGCAAGCATAGAGTTAAATATAAAGTTACCAGCAGTGCCTGAATCTGGTATTGTGTCCCCAAGAACATCTTCTGCTTCTTTTGCCATTTGTTGAAAATAGTCTTTTTGTTCAGCGTTGCTTATAATTTTGCCACGCCTATCTAATCCAGTTGTTGTTGATTTTCTTAGTTGGTCTGGAGTAAAAAAACCTTTTTTATTACCTTTTGCTGTTGCTTCCTGAAACTGTGCAACCCTACCAAAGCCAGCATCTGTATCAAGCCATTTCTTGCCATTTACTGGGTTTTGTTTAATTACATTATCTTTAAATGCTTTTTCTGCTTTTTTAAGTGAAGCTTCTAATGGACTTTCAGAAAGGTTTGTGGACTTTCTATAAGCACTAGTCCTGTCTTTCATATTAGAGTGCATATCCTTAACTAAACGCCCTGATAACCCTTGTTTAGAATTGTTAATATCAGAAGCCATACCATTTAACTCTTTTTTAAGGTTTTTTAATGCTTGTCCTTTTAAGTTAGATTTGGCTATTATGTCAGAAAATTCTTGTTTTATTTCTGGGGTTAACTTTACTGACATTCCTTCAAAGGCTTCATCATAAGCATCGTTAACTACACCCCTAATATGCCTAGCTATAGCATTATTATCTTGAGGTATATCATCAGGTAAAGTTTTTCCAAATTTCTCTAATACTTCTTCAGCAACTGTTCTGTTCCATGCTTTTGTTGAGTTTCCTCTTCCTTTTCTTACCCCACTAACAACCGAGCCCATTCTTTGTTCTGCTTTATTTAAAAAATCACTGCCCATTTGCCCGTAAGTTAAGTCACCTTTTTGCATGTATTTTTGTGTTAATTTGCTTACCTTTGGGGCTAATACTGCACCAGTGCCAGATAAAACACCACCTGTTAATGCACCTAATGCACCTTGTGTCATTGCATCGCCAGCGACATCTTTCATTTCTTTTGCGTTACCAGCACCATATAATGCACCAAAGCCACCACCTTGTAATGCACCACCAGCTACTTTAACTGCTGTAGAAGCACCTTTTAAAGCACCTAGCCCAGCTACAGGTGTAGCAATACCACCAGCCATTTCTAATGCAAAAGCTGTTTTAGGGTTCTGCCTAGCAAATTCAGCGTTAGAAGCCCTAAGGTCATCACGCACACCTTTATATTTGCCTTCTTGCACATCTGCTTTTTGTTTTATTTCAGCTTTTATTATGGCTGTATATTGTTCTGCTTGCGCTTGTTGCTCTGGCGTTCTTCCAGTTAAAGGAAGTTTCTTTAATGCCTTATAAGCTTCTGCACGAGTTTTAGACATTGAATATCTTTCTTTCAATGGCTGGTTAGTTCTAATTTTTGCTTCTATTTCATCAGCAAAGCCAAACGTAGCTCCCTTAGCAACGGTTCTAATACCCTCTGCTAAATTGTTTATTTCAGGGGCTTGTGTTTGTCCAGCTTCATCATACAACTGCGTAAGTCTTTTAGCATCTTCTACATTACCAGCAGAATCAGCCTTTTTAATCATTACTAATATTTCTTGTTGAGTTGCCATAGTTTCCCTATCTGTATTTATTTAGTAAGTCTTCATCTGCTTGTTTGTTAGGAACTGTAATACCTGTATTACCCAATTGTCTTGTTTTAGGTTGTGCGTATTCCACAAGTGGTAACATATCGCCACCTTCCATTCGCCCATAATCCATTAGGTATTTTTCCTCAAGCCTACTTTCTGTCCTTCCTAAAGAATCATCCATTTTTTTAAGCTGTGCAATAATTGCTTCTTCAGATTGCATATCATTTAAGTTAAAGCCCATGCTTTCTAGTCTTTCACCCTCTCTTTCTGATAGCGCACCAAAACCACCACCCGTTGCTTTAACAGCTTTGTAGTTATTTAAAAACTCTTTCTGTGTGATGGTGTGTAACATAGCTTTAGCATTAGACGTATCAGAACTTGGTCTATCATTCCAATCCATTCTATTCCATATGCCAGTAACATCGTTAGCGCCATCTTTGTTTAAAAACTCTCTAATTAAGTTTCTTTGTTCCCTAATAGCATCAATGTTACCTCTGTGTTGCCCAAGAACTTCTGGTGCTTCATTTTGTAGTTGTAACCTTGTTTTTTCTGGAAGGTTTAATTTATACATTGTTGGTGTTACTACACTATTGTTAGAAGGTAAAGTAACATTATTAGGGTGATTAGGTATGTTGTTATTACCTTGCCTAAATCCTTCTTCAGCTTGCACAGGTTGTTGTGGTTGCTGTGGTTGACCTTGCACACCTTGTGGCTGTGAAGAATCAACACCATACTCATGTTTAAGCTTGGCATTAGTCTCAGCAATTTTAGCTTGCACTTCTGGTGTTTTTCCATCTAACAATCTAGTGTCACCAGTAGCTACATATTGAGCCCATGAAGGCGCAGTAAAGTCTTTGGGGTTAAGTTTACTAATATTTAAACCATTACCAGCAGTTTCAGCTTTTGCTTCTGCATTAAGCTTACCAATTTCAGCTTGGTATTTTTGTAGCTGTAAGTTCTGTAATGTGTCTTTACTTAAATTGTCAAAAGGTTGTTGTGCTTGTGCCATACCACTTTGTAACGCTTTACCAATATAAGGAATACCACTTCCATATCCTTGATTTTTAGGCTGTGCCATGTAACTAATACCAGCACCTAATAACCCACGCATCAAAGATTGGTTTTGTGCTTTGTCTTTAGCATCTGGTGCAAGCAAACCTAGCTCAACCAGTTTGTCTGTGTTGCTGTTAGCCCCAGCGCCAAATATATTTGTGCCTGTGCCTAAAATATTGTTATACCATTCACTCATTATAGTAGTCCTTGCATTTTTAGTTTTTTAATTCTAGGGTTAGATGTCATTGTTGGCACTCCTTGTGCTAAATCAACTTGCGGTTGTGATATGCTTGGTTGTGCATGTTGTATAGCTTGCTCTGGTGGAGGAGGTGTTGCCACCTGTTTTATTCCTTCTTGCACTCCCATTTGTGCTACATCTTGTCCAGTCATGCCAGTTAAATCTGTAAAGCCACTTCCTATAGTTGCACCTAAGCCACCTCCAGCATTAGCAGTTGCTTGTTCTGCTCCTGTTTGTGCTAAATGACTTGCACCATTTGATGCCCCAGCAGTTGCACCACTGGTTACTCCAGCGCCACCAAAACCAGCACTTGCACCACCTACTGCACCACCTACCATTGCACCTTTTAACGGATCTTGACCGCTAATCATAGCACCGCCAGCACCCAAGCCAGCTCCAATCAACATAGCTTCAGCCATTATTTACCACCCCCTGATTGTGATGTTGTTGATGTACTGCCTCCGGGAGCGCCCCACACTGCATTGGTGTAATTTGCTAAATGTTGTTGCTGGGCATTCTCACCGTAATCATGGCGTGCTATACTTGCGTCTAAAGCAGTCTGGTCAAATCCAGCTTGTGCATTACCAGCGTTCATTAAGTTTTGTGCGCCTACATTTTGGTTGCCAGCTATTGTGCTAGCATTGTTCATAGCGTTAATTTGATTCCCTCTTTCTGTTGCGTAGTTTTGGTAAGCGTACTGCCCAGCTGTGTCAGCCAAACTTTGTGCTAAATTACTGGAGTTGTTGCTTGCCATTTTTGCATGGGCATCACTGCCATAACGACCTGACATACTAGCTTGGCTATTTGTATTAGTCATTGCATTGTTGTATAAATCAGTTGCTTTCCTTCCAGCTGTATCCATAACCGCATTGAAGTTAGGGTTATTTTGTAAGAAGTCACCATTTATCATCTGGTTGTTTAAGTTTGTAGAATTTTGCAACATGGCATTATTTGCCCCAGCATTAGCTGTCATCATATCAATAGCGCCTTGCTGTTGTGCATTAGGATTTAAATATGTTTGACCGCCATAATACTCTGGTGCGCCTTCATTGTATAACCTTTGCTGTTCTGATAAAGCGTCTTTTACATAAGGAACAACATTAGGATCTAAAGCGTTTGATGTTTGTGATTGTCCACCTCCACCACCACCTTTAAATTCTTTAAGGTTTGTAATGGGGTTAATAGTACCAGAGCCACCTACAGCTTTAAGTAGCTTTTGTTCCCAAGGATTTACATGAGCTAACTCTGTATCACCCTCTCGACCTAGTTTGCCTAAGTCCTTGGCTAACCAGTTATATAGTTTAATTTTCATGCTTATAATCATTTTTGTTCCTTTGGTAATTTAAATTCAACTGTAATGTATTTCCGTTCAAAACCATAAAGCTTTGCCCAGAGTTTTGCTACACTTTCTGTCACTGCACTTCCTGTTACTCTGTCACACCCTTGTTCTTTTGTATAATTCAAAAACTCTTGCCACCCCTCTTTTGTATTTTTACCACCTATATAGCTAATGTACATACTTCTAAATGATGGAAAATTATATTGCATTGTTGTAAAGGCACACTTACATACATTATCGACCATTATGAAAATAAGTTGTTGCTCGCCTTTGCTACACACAAACCTTAAGTCTTCTAATGTAAATTCGCCTTGTCCTTTATCTATTGCTTTCTTTAGTAATGGTTCTGCCATGTGCCAGTATTTATGAACGTACTGTGGCGCTATAACTACAAGTTTGCTTTTCATCCTTACTCCTATAAAGTTTTTATCCAAATACAACATAGTCAAATGTAACGCCTGTGGCATCAGCACTATGTCCTATTACAGCTTCTTGCTTACCTTTGCTTTTAACAAACGGTAAGTTAAATTCATTAGTTCCTCGTGCAGTAAATAGTATCACTGATTCGTAACCAATTCGTTCATCATAAAGTGTTGTTTCAGTTCCTTCGCTTAGTGTAATACTGCCAACAGAGTTTACTCCACCATCTAGTACTCTGTTAACTACCTCTGCTATTTCTCTTGGTGTTGCATTGTTGTTTAGTTTTCTATACATTACCTAATTCCGTTAACTGTTATAGTCATATCAAAAGCAATAGCATTAGTCCACCCATCACCTACCGGCTCTAATCTAACTCTAAAATACCTACCACCAGCCCTTACATTATTTCTATCATCATAAGGTTCTGATATAGTTCCATATTCAATAGTATCGTTTAATGCTTGCCTTGGTGCTATAGATATATTAGCTTGTCCATTATCAACAATAGGTCTTATCATTGTAATAACTGCATTGGAATTACCTTCTAAATCTAATGTTTCCAATCTAGGGTTTACACAAGCGCCTGTAAATGAAATAACCTTATTACCTCTAGTGCCAGCAAAGATATATTTACCGCCCATGAAAATTCTATCATCTAATGGTGCTGGAACATCTGTATCTAAGTCAGGGTATAACACACCCATACTGTCTATATCAGTTCCAAGTGTTGCTAAGTTACCTACACACCTTGCTTCAGTAATAGTTCTTGACCATCTACCTGTTTCAGTATGGTAGATTAAGTTTTGTCTTTTACCAAAGTTGTCAGCGTAATTCCATATTATTAATTTATAAAATGGGTGAACTGTTGTAGACATAGTTGGTAGCTCTAACAAGTCAGCGTTAGATAAAAACCACTCA